AACCTTTTCAATTGCTGTTTGCAAAGTGTATTTATTTGTTCCGTCGATACCATCATTGGGGAAATTAAATGATACATTGTAAAATATATCTCTATTAGCTGCATCCAATAACGCTATTCCCGTAACACTCTTTGCCCAACTCCCATTTTTATTTGTAAGAATTGCGACTTCATCAGTAACTGTTATACCATCAAAGTTAACATATTGACCGTTTTCAGTGGCGATGTAAAAAACGTTTTGGTCGGGCGCCCCCGGCGCGGTGTCCGGCGTGGCAATTCCGGCAAATGTCGCATTAGCCCCGACTTGACTAATTAACGTTGTCAACGTGTTTTGTAACACTTGACCCGTAATTTCTTGATTGCCGTTCGTCTTGATAACGGACACAACGGCGGCTTTCAATCCTTCGTAATTTCCCATACTGATAAAAATTTAAATCACATCATTGTTATTAAAATCATTATTAAAGTCTTTGTTGTAATCACCACCAATTGTTGAAATAACGCCCCGCCCGATTTTCTTAACGACCGTTGCGCATTCAAATTCACATTCAACCGACGCTAAATTGCCCTGTGTTTGCCATTTAGGGGTAATCAAAAACGTATCACAATCGTATTTCCTGCCTTGACTGTAAACCGTTACAAAATCACTCATTCGGATTAACCGCATAACGTCGCAAAGGTATTCGGGAGCTAAAAAGATAAACCGGAACGTCTTTTCCGATATTTGTTTTTCCGGGAAAAAATACCCGTCCCGCTCTTCGCCCTCTTCCTCAAACTTGTATTCCGGCTTTCCTAACTCGGCACACACGTAAACCCGGTTTTTAAATTGCGCAACGTCGTACACTATTTGCCCGCCGTCAACCTCCATGTTTTCGGCGTCGCTCCATTCAATGCACAAATAACCGTCCATTCCATTAACCCATGTAAATACATCTGAATAATAAGTTTGAACGCCGTCATTTATCGCAATCATATATCGCCCCTCGGTTGCCACATTTAAAGCCATCAATAAATTACCGGGGTACAATATAATATCATAACCGTATGATTGATAACGAACAATTTGCAATCCGGTTTCTTTCATCGGTTGGGTTATGTCTGCAATTCTTTTTGTCATTTTGTAATTGTACAACCGAACCCATGCAATTTGGTTGCTCCGGGTTGGACGGATAATTTGAAACGGCAATAACTTATTGATAGGCGTAAACAACGGGTAAACGTCGCCATACGCATAAGATTTTTTATAATCTTGGTATTGCACGCCCTCGTAAAACGGCAATACAGACAAATTGTTATTCGGTGTCATACTTCAAAGTTGTTTTAATTGAACGACTACACAAATTTACGCTTAATTTATCAATTTGACCGTTACCGATATACGTTTTTATTAGTTGCATCGGGTTTGGGTCATCATTTGCCGGAAAACTAAACGTTTGTTTCTTCTTTCTCTCAATACCGTATGCGTAAACCTCGGAACCGTTTATTGATACACGACGGGCGGGTAAATCATACATCCAATAGGGCGATTGCAGATTGATAAACGCTAAATATCCGTTTTGCAAATAGTATTCAACTCCGTTGACGGTTTGTTTGGTAAACGGTAATATCCATTGCGACCCGGACGTTGGTGGAACGGCGGCAAATAAGGCGAACCCGTCGGAACTCATATTGCCGGGGTTTAACAACATCATATCAATATCGGACGTAAAGTTTGATATATTAATTTCCTCAATTTTTCCCGGCGTTACATACTTGCTAATTACTTGTATCGGCAATCCCTCAAAAGCCGCCGTAACGTCGTCCATCCATTCAAATTGGTAACGTTCGGGCAAATCGACCTTATCAAACGAATATTCCGATGTGTTGAACGCCCACGGTTTCCCGTTGCGCAAATTCAATTCCTTTGTCAAATCGTGGCTTAACGCAACCCCGCCGGAATAGGAACCGCCATTGCGAAAATATTGGATATGCTCAATTTTAAATTTGCCGTCCTCAATAAACCAATAGCATTTGAAACAATCCCGTAACATATTGGTAAATTGTTGTAAGGTCGTCGGGGCTTTTTGTGCGGGTTGCTGATATTCGCCGTTTATAATGTTCGTTTTCTGCGATACAAGCAACCGGAATTTTAACCCGGATATTGGATTATTTCCACCGTACAAAAATTGGCTATATTCCGCCGTTGCTGCGTGGGTTATATCCGGGGCAATCTGTTTAAGCAAAACAGATATACAAGACGCAACCGGGAACGCATCCCGTAACGTGTACGCCTTTCGTGCTTTTTCCTCTAATATCCAATCCATCAAATAAAACCCAAACCATAACGACGCATAACGCCACGTTGACCGGGCGATTGGATAAAACGGTTGTCCGTAAATCGAATAAGGGGGCGCAAAATATTTCCCGCTGTCCGCTAATCCCCACTCGGTCGGGGTATCTGAAAAGTTGTTTGAAATAAACGCCACGTCGATTGCGTAACCAATCGCACGCCTATAATTACGGTTATTATCAACTATGTCATCGGCGGGCAATGGATATGTATTAAGGTCATCGATTTTCTCCACATCGCACAAATACCGGGCATATATATTATAACTTTTCATATCTGCGTGCATTGTCCCGGTTGCCCCTGAACCCTCAACGGCGGTTAAATCAAACTCCAATGTATCAAACGGGGATGTTGTGACTTTTGAATAACGAAACATTGCCACGTCGTCCGATTGTCGGCGTATCTCAACTAATGCAAGACCAAAAGGCAAACCGCCGCTTACCCGTTGTTGTGTAATGTAGATATAATAATTAACATTTAACTCCGGGTGTAATTTCCCCTCGAATGTGTCCACACTTGCATCCGTCGTCATTCGTCCGGTATATAATCCCCCTATTACCGCCGGGGAACCGTCCGGCGTAATCTGTATTTCTTTCAATATATTACATAAAGCGAAATGATACGTTTGTATCAATGCGTTTTGGTCGGTCGTGGCGTTTGCGTCCTGTTCCCAATTCGTACCGCCTAAAAAACAAGAAACGATACTATCGCCTGGCACGTATATTTGAATTAATGGACGCTTGTTTATCGTTATCCGTTGGATTGTTGGGGCTAATGTTATTAAATTGTATTCCTTTTCCAATCCCGCCAAAACTTCGTTATAATCGTCTATTACATCGGGTTGTACGGTAACTTTTTTATCATAATCGACAAATGTACAATCTGTTTTCATAAACTTACCGGAAAAATAGGGAACCCATGTTTTACCGCCGTCGTTGCTTTTATCTATCCCGTACAAAAACTCATAATCAAACGGACGGGTATTTATAAAATCGTAATCATCCCGAATAAATGATATTTTCCCGGATAATTTGGCACGATAAAACCGTTGGTTCGTTTCTAATTCGTACTCCTTTGCCAAATCGTCCTTATATATCGGGTTGGCTTTACGTCCGTAAACCAAATTTTGCGCCGTTGCCGTTCCTAACCGGGCAAATACCGTTCCGGCGTTATATCTTGTTTTATAAACGACAAATCGCAAATAATACGCATTACTTGGAATATCAACCGAACCCGTCGTTACTCCAATAAAACTACTTATAATTTTTTTATTGCTATCATAAAATGCCCCACGGTCAACCCCTGTATTAATTAACAAAACACGGGGGTAAACATTACTAACAGAAACATAGGTACTATAATAGCGATTTTGTACTGCGTCCCCGGACGTAATCAAAGCCCCCGTATTAGCGTTTATAATTCCGGTTTTAAAAAACACATCGGAAAATGAATGTCTATAAATTGGGTTCATATCATTTTTTAATTTTACGTGTCAAATTCTTGTAAACCTCAATAACATTACCGTTGCCATCGACGTAACGACGGCGGCGGTTTTGTTCTTTAATCTCCCTTACATCGTTTTTCAAATCTCGCAAATCCGGGGCGTTGTTTTGTTGAACCGTTACATTAACGCCGTCGGTATTGTAGGCATTAAGGTACTTTTGGGCGAACGTTCCCCGGTTCAAACTATTAATTACGTCCGGGATTATTCGGCGGAACCTCCGGGAATTACGTTTATTAATAACGGCGAAAAATTCCCCGCCCTCGGCACGCCTCCGGGTTCCATCCGGTTTGGTTCCTAAATCCACGTCGTCCCCGGATTGGTGGGAACCGCCCGCCAACAATTCAACCGTACCATCGCCGTAACTTTCCGAACCCCCGGCGTTGGCTGATTTGGATAATTGGGCGGCTTTGATTTTGGCGGCGGCAAAGGAACCCCACATTATAGCAATTGCCGGGATTGCAAACGGGAACCCCAATTGCGACCAAATCAAAGCGGACGCCGTTACAAGGTTTCCAATTTGTTGTATCGTTTGTATTGCCGCCTGTGCTTTCTGTGCCTTTTGTTGCTCCTTTAGGGCTTTTTCTTGGTTCTTTTTCGCAACATCCAATTCCTTTTGAGCCATTGCAACGTTATTGGCGTAACCGTTCGCCCGTGCCTCTAATTCCGCATCTAATCGGCGTTGGCTTGCGTCAACCTCTTTGTCGGCGGCGGAAACGGCGGCGTCGGCGGCTTGTACCTTTGCATCCAAAAAACCGTTTAATTGCTCAATGGCAAAGGAAACGGATGTACTTATTGCCTCCTTTTGGTCGTCGTCCAAATTCAGCCCGAACAATCCGTATATGTCGTTACCCCGTTCGTCGCCTTTGCTTTTCTCAATTTCTTGGTCGATTTTCGCAATGGTATTTTCGATTGTCTTAACCTCGGCATCCGTCATTTTAACCCCGGCGGCTTTGTTCAACTCTAAAATCTTTTGCAACCGTGCCTTTTCTTGCGCTAACCGGAACCGGGTTTTGCGTTCCTCGGAATTGCGGATTAAATCAAACTCGGACGCCTCCAACGCTTGTGTTTGGTCGAATAGCATTAACGCCCGTTGTTGGTTTAACTCGGTCGTTTGCTTCAATACCTCGGCATCATATTTGGCGTTAATATCCGCCTCGGATTGGCGCACGTCCTCGGCTAATTGCCTATTTTGTGCCAATTCGATTGCCCGTTGTTGCTGTAACAACTGAATACGCAAATTTATTTCCTCCTGCGAACCCTCACGGGCGGCGTCTAATTGTAATTGCGTCCGGTCGGCGGCGGCTTGCATTTGGTCTATTGTAATTTGGTCGTTCAATTCGCCCAAACTCTTTGCGTATTGTTGTTGCAAAAGTAATTGTTGGTTAAGCAATTCGGCAACTTGCGTTTCAGTTAATCCCCGCTCGGTTTCTAACCGGGTGTTAATGTCCTGTATTTGCCTTTCATACTCAACCCGCAATTGTTCCCGTTGCTTTTCCGCCCCCTCTGCCATCAATGCAATTTGGGCGTCCTGCGTTGCCCGTTGTGCGGACAATTCCGCCGCCCGTTGTTGGTTGGCAATATCTACCATATCAACCGCCAATTGTTCCCGTAATAAAACAATTTGGTCGTTTAACGCTTTGCGTGCCTTAACCGTTAAATTGGTTTCCGTCCTCAACTGCAATTGTATGTCGGCAATCGCACGGGCGTTGGCGGCTTGGCGTTGCGCCCGTTGTTGGTCGAATGAATTTTTAATTAAGGCAATCCGGGCGTCCTCGGCTTTGCGCAATATATCCGTTTCCGCTTTGGCGGCGTTCCGGTTTTCGTTTGCTCTTTGGGCGGCTTGTATTTTCCTTTCGGCGTCCAAATCCGCCCCCTCGGTTTTTAGATTAACGGCAATGTCAACCGCCCGCCCGGTATTATCTATTTGACCCTGTACGGATTCAATTGCTTCATCAACCTTGACTTTATCAATTTTACCGTCTAAATCAACATCAATATAAACTTTCTTATCCCCACGGGCTTTGGCGTTATTCAACTGCAATAACATATCGTTTAATTGCTTCAACTTTGCCCGGTTTGCCTCCAAATCGTTTAATTCTTGACCGTAAAAACCAACGCTTTTATTATGCGCCTTTGTGCGCTCGGCTAATATTTCGTTCTCAATCTTTCGGGTTTCAGACAATGAAGCGTTACGGGCTTTAGCAATGTTTAATTCCCGGTTCAATTGGGCGACACGTTCGTTGCTAACCCGGTTCATTTCGGTTGCCTCGGTTTCCAAATAATCCAACCACGCCTTTTGCGCCTCGTTAAGTTTTTGTTGGTTCTTTGCCGATTTATCGGTATTAGATGCAAACAGAACTAAAGCCCCCACAACCGTAACCAATGCCAATGCCAAAAGAACATACGGGTTTGCGGCGGCAATCAGATTGAAAGCCTTTTGCGCAATGGTAGCCGCCAATGTTGCCTTTGTTCCTTGCATGGTAACAAGGCGGTTATAAACTTGCGCTTTGCTCAATGCAGCCATTTGTAGCCGGGAAATACCCAACATGATTGCAGATTGTTTTTGTACTGCGTTTTGTATGGCTTGAACCCCGGTTGTAATGGCTATTGCTGCCTGTAATTTCTTTTGCGCTTCCTGCACTTCCTCGCTTTCAGACCCGAACAACTCCATTGCCCCGGTAAATGCAGCAAACCCACCGGACGCACCCGCCGCAAAACTCAACACGGCATCCAAATTGGACGTATCGGATGCCATCCGGGTAATCTCGGCGGTTGCATCCTTGACCGCATCCCGTAATATTGCGGTTTCTTTGCTCAATTGCTGATATTCGGCGGTTCCTTGCTTACCCTCCAATCGTAACAATGCTAATTGCTTCGTTTGGTTCTCTATTTGGGTTGTCAAACCTTTTGCGGCGTCGGAATAGTTACCGACGTTTAGGGACGTTTTCCCGGTCGCTTCCTGCAACCGCTTCATTTCCTCGTAAATCGCTTTTGTTTCTGCAACCAATTTGCGCCCCTCTTCGGTCGCCTCCCTTTCCTCAACCGTCATGTTATTGAGGTATATTTTATTGATTGAGTATTGAGCGGATAAACGATTATATGAACCCTCGGCGGACTGATTTAACCGGGTCGTTAATTTGTTCAACTCGTTTGCCTCCTTTTGGGCTTGCTTCAATTCCGCCAATCGCTTTGCGTTCTCGCTTTCCGCAAATGCTAAATCCCGTGCCGCCCGTGTCAATTTGTCGGTATCGTTCGACGCCCCCCGGATTGTCTTACGTCCGTTTTCGGTCGCCCCGCTTACGCCCTCCAATGCAGCCTTAACCGTTATTGCTTCCGACTTGATATTTTGCAACGTATTCATATATGCGTCGCTTAATTGGTCTAATTGCGCAATCAACTTTGTAATACTATCGTCGGGCTTTACAAGGTCGCTATATTTTATTGGGTTGTTATTATCTGCCATACTTAACGTTATTTGCGGGCAATTTGCCCCGTATTAAATTATCTTTTCTTTTCCATGTAGTTAATCAACCAAAGAAAAACAACGCCGCAAATCGCCTTATTTGACGCCGTTTTTATTTTTGGTTGGTTTCAACAACTCCTTTATCCGCTCAAATGCGTTGTAATACTCTAAAACGGTGTATTTCTTTGGCTCCGGCACGTGCAAATGTTGGGATATGGTTAAACACATATTCTCAAACTGTTTATCGTACTGAATTTCCATGTTATCGGAACCACTAAAAACAACCGGGCGATTGTACAACAACAACATCGTCGTTATTTTATCAATTTCCGCCCGTTTGTCCTCTGTATCGCCGTTTATAATCGCATCCAACATTAACATTGTGCGGTTGCGCAATTCGTCGTAATACTCTTTAACCGTCGCATCGTCGAACAACCGGGGGAAATACATTTGCAATTCTTCATCTATTTTTTTTTTGACCGCTTCCATTTGGGCGGTCAACTCTTTAACGGGAACATCGCCGAACATATCGACGACCTTTTGCAATCCATCGTCGGATAAATCGTTGTACGGTTCCCCGTCGATTGATTTAACCAACACGGCAAACGCCAAATGCTTTGGGCTTATTCCGGTTTGAATGAAATACACGTTTTGCCGCATATTATCCAATTCGATTGCCGCCAATTCGGGGGTTTTACTCCGGGCGTATCTTATCGCCTTTTCAATATGCGTGTCGAAATCCTGCAAATCGGAACCAATCCCGGCATCAACTAACAACATTTTATTGTACTTATGAAATCGCAACATCGGCAATTCGTCGATTGCGTCGTATATCTCAACGGTTCGTTCTCCTATCTTAACGGTTTTCATAGCAAAAAACGGGTTATCATTGTGGAACAAAAGGGAACCAACAACAACGTCGGGTTCCCGGTTATAAACGCCAAAAGGATTGCCAAAGCAACCCCCACCCAAAAGGACAAACAGAAATCGCAATTAAACATCTTTGCGAAAAACTCGTTGCCGTGGACTTGTACCCATTCGATAACCTGCCATTTGCGTAACAAGGTCAAACCGAATGCAGCAACCAAAGCAACCACGACCGTATAAAATAAAAATGCTTGCATACACTTTGTTTTAATCAGTTAAACACGTTTCATCAATTCCCAATTCCCCGGCAAACCGGAACCCGGCGAACGGGTGCATTAAAAATTGGTTATCTATTTCGTCCAAAGTGAACCCGGCAAATATGTTTTCCGCCTTTGCGTACACTCTGTTTATTGTCATGGAACCGGAACGCAACCAAATACCGCCATTCAATACCCGCATGATTTGTTGTTTGACCGCCTCCGTATTCCGGTTGTTGGGGTCGTTGGTTATCGTGCGCATATCAAACCAAAAGATAACCGAAAACGGCGTTGTATATTTGTTTTGTTCGCCGGGGAACCAATCAATTTGTTGCGGGTCGTCCAACACGAAAAATGAAAAATTCCCTATATTACTATCCGGGGCAATCAACATATATTCATTGCCGCCGACGTAAATATTAGGCGTGTAATATCGTTTCCCTTGTATGGACTTAACCAACCGTTCAGAACGTCCAAAGGAATAGTTAAGCCACGGCAACCCGTCCGCCAATCCCTTTTGAATATTTGCAATAACCCGGTCGAATAACTCCGGGTTCTTTATGATAGGCACTTTATCCATTTCCGTATATTGTTTTTTTTGCTTTGGTTAGCAAATCCGGGTAAACGTATTGCCAAATCAATTTAGCAATGTTTTCGTTCGTCAATCCCAATATTTGCCGCCCATACTTTTTTATCAAATCTTCTGTTTTGAAATCCGACGCCTTAATTTCAAATTGTTTGTCGCCGACTTCCAGGTAAAAACTACTCTCAAAATCGCCCTCATCCCGTAACGTTACCCGGTTTGTCGGTTGTCCCTTTTCCTCCTTAATGGCTATTGTTAGCGGGGTATAAGGTCGATAATCCATAATGTCAACGCCCAATCGGTTAATACCTTGTTCAAATAATTGTTCCTCGGCGTTGGCATCAATGATAAACGTCGTTGTCATTCCGTCGTCGATTATGTCCCGTATAATCAACCCGGACGTCAACCCGTCGTTAAATGTATTAACCCGGTTGCGCAAATCAATTATTGATTGTAACCCCGCCATAATGCAATTACGTTGTCCGGTACTTAACGCCCCGGTTGTTGCAACTCAAACAAATACGGTCAATCCCCTGCGTATCTAATCGCAAAGCCTCAAACGCTTTTTTAAGGTCATAACCCAAACCGCCGGGGCGTCCCTCAACATTCCCGTCCAACTCATACAAGATTTCCATTTTAGAGGCGTTGGATTGGTTACGGTTTACCCTTACGTTGGGGTTCATTGCCAATGTGCGCAAAGCGATTGCCGCAACTTGGCGTTGTATTACCGTTTGGAATATCGCCCGTTGTTCAACGATAAAATCGGTTAGGTCGCAACCCACCGTTATTTCACAATTCAACCCGTAATTCAACGTATTAGTGTACATCGTATAGGCTATATCCCACAACTCCGGGTATTCGGCGAATGTTTCCGGGGCGTTGTACATAAACGGGGAAATCTGCAAATACTTTGTCAATTGCCGCCATGCCTCAATATTGCCGTACCCGGTACACGTTCCGCACGGTTCCCGGCTCCAATCTTTCGACACGTTAATTGCTTGCATTCCGGCGGGCAAATCGTCTTGATTGTAGCAAAGGAACCACGCACCCCCGGCGTTGTTTGCGTCGCTTATATACGGCAAAAAACAATCTTCCAACGTAAACCATTGAAAGCCGCCATTTGTCAACGTAAAATTCAAATCAAACGTCTTTACGGGGTCAATCTGCGAACTATGGAAAAGGTATAATTTCACAATCCCGGTTCCGCCTGTCATTTGTAAGCCAACCCGGTGTATTTGGGCGGTAACTCCCATTGCCCGGACGGGGATTATTTCAAAGCCAACCAATTTATGTGCGTTCGGTTGGGTCGCTCTAATACGTCCCGCACCGTCAAAGAACGTGCGCCGTTCCAATAGGTTCTTTGTTTCCTTATCCAACCCCTTTATTTGGGTAAACGTTTGTACCGCCGTGGAAATTCCGTTGCGGGTCAAACGCTCCAAATAGTCGGACAATATATTGTATTTCTCCCAAAAGGTCGAACCCTCGGCGGGAACCTCGGCGACGTTATCAACCAAAGCAACCCAATACAAAGGTTTGCCCGCCGCATCGTTGGCGTATTGTACCACGGTTTCGGCTTTCCATTCCTTTGTATCGTTCCAAACCGGGTATTGAAAGCCCCAATTGTCCGGGACGATTGCCGCCATATTATCCAACGTTACAAGCGGGTGCACCCCTTGAAAATATAACCCGCTTTCGGTTTCTGTCAACCGTTCGGCGATTGCCTCGGCGGGATTATATGATTGCTCCCAACCAACGACGTTTAATAATTTATCTTGTATCTCTTTAATCCGGTACATACTGCGTAAAATTAAAAAGGGGGCGGGGATAACCACCCCGTCCCCTCGGTTAAATAATCGTTCCGTTTCCCGGCTTATGCGCCTGCACCCCCGGCGGGAAATTCCCCGGCGTTGGTTACATATACGGGCATTCCTAACGGTTCGTTCGGGTTGCGTGCTGCAATCTCGGCTTTGATAATCGGATTTGCCACGGTATCCGGTTTGCTGTTATATGCTACCATGTAGGCAACATCAACGCTAAATCCGAAATACTCCTTAACCGCACACGTCAAATCGGCGGTTGCGTCGCCCATAATCGCCGATTGGTCGCCCACGGCGGTATAATAATGCGAACCAACGGGCAAATCAATGTACGGCAATCGTACAATGTCCCATTCGTGGAAATTCGCACGGGTGCGGCGGTATGCCTCACGGTCAACACGGGTTAAGATACCAACGTTTCCATCGGCAACGGCAAACATTGTTCCCATTTTACCCGCTTCGTCTGTTACGTTGTTAGTATAATGCAATACTTTGTTGTCGTATTCCATGCGCTTATTAACGTCGTTGTAAACGCCATGTTGCGCCAACTTGCGGATTAGGCTATCAACCCCCGCATTTGCGATAAGGTGGATATATTCCGGGTAACAATTCGCCCGCATGATTGGGTTAATGTCGCCCAAAATCTCGGTTGCCATTTGGGTTGGAACTTGTACCACGTTTCCGGTCTGCGTGTAGTTGAGCAAAGTTTTGAAAACCTGCGTTTTGTTCGCTTCCAATGCGGCAACGGCTCCTTTATCCAAAGCATCCGCCAACGCACGGGTTGTTTTCTCCATTTTACGCATAAAATCGTGTTGGTACGAAATCTCATTGTTTGAGTATGCCGCCGGAACCATTGTAAACCCGATTGCATAAGTAGCCCAAACAAGCGTTACCAATGCGGACGTATTTTCATTATCAGCAATAACGCATGAACGCACGTTGCTAACTTGTACGTTTTCGTCATAATTGATAACCGGTACTTGTACCGTGTTGCCGATACTTACTAACGCCCTATCTCTCAAATTAGGGCTAATGATTGAGTTGGGGGCGTTGGTTTGCTCAATAAAGAAATCCAATGCGCCGTACTCACACGGGCGGAACATATTACGGTCTAACTCCGGGTTCTCTATCCGCCAATTTTGTACTCTCGTTGCTATTAAACTCATACGTTTAAAAATTTAATTGTTTATAAATGCGGGTTTACCCTTTACCCGTGTTGTCTTTTACTTTTCCGGCAATGCGGCAATATTGTTATCCTGCCATGCCTGTTTCATTCCGGCGTCAAATTCAGCCGTTCCAATCTGCAAACCTTGTTGTTGCAAAGTGCTTGCGATTGCGTCGTATGCCTCAACCCTCGTTTTTGCGCCGGATATGTCAACGGTAACATTACCGCCCGCCCCGGCTCCGGTTGGTGCGCCCGTTCCGCCGCCCGCCGCTTGGCGTCCTTTATCCAAAATACCCATTGTTTCCAATTCACGGGTCAAAAGGTCGCCGGGGGTGTACGGGTTCAACTGATTGTTCGGGTTGCGCATGATTGCGCCGTTTTCGTCCTTAAACGCTAACATTTTGCCGCCTTTGCCGTCGTCGATAAACTCCGGGTTCATACCCTTAATTTTTTCGATTGCTTGACCCAACAAAACCTTTGTTGCGCTTTCCGGCAATCCTGCCTTAAACTTCAACCCGGCGGTTGCTGTCTGCAATGCCGTTTCAACACGAATGCCAAACACTTCCTTTGTGTGGGTTTGTTCGGCTTCATCGTATTTGCTTTTGAGGTCGTTGTATTGGGTCGTAACGCTTTGCAAATCTGCCTTTGCTTGCTTCAATGCCTTTGCGGTTTCCGCATCCGTCGCACCGTCGGCAATGGCTTTTTCCAAACGTGCCTTTTCTTTGGTTAGGCTGTCAATCTGTGATTGCAGACCGTTTGCGCCCTCAACTTTGGTTTTGAACTCGGTTAATACTCGTTTGGCGTAATCAAACGTCTTTTCGGTTCCGTTCTTTGCGATACCGGACACCGCCAAAATATCGGCATCCAATCCGCCGTAAATTTCGCCCGTCTTTTTGGCGATAACGCTATTTTCGTCGTTGGCGGACAATATTGTAATTGCCGCAATTTGTTCGTCGGTTAATCCGGCTAATGCCGCATTTGCAACTAAAATTTCTCTCGTTAACATAATTCTTTCCCTTTGAATTAATTAAGTGCGATTGCTGCTACTGCTCCGCTGTTTGCGTTAATAATATGAATTGTGTATTTTGGCGAATCCCCGGTTGTGTCAACCAACCAACTAACAACACGTGCATGGCTGATTTCCTTTTCAACCTCTTTTGTTACCAAAATGACGTCGGTAATTGTTCCGCCCTCAATACATTCAATCAACTTTTTCTTTGTGGCGTCATCCAATGCGGCGGCGGTTGTTGTTACTTCAATAACCAAATTGTCCTGCTGTGCAATCTGTGCCATAATCGTATTTTTAATGGTTTAATACTCTGTTACTTTTTCGCTCCGGGTTTGTCCTCGGCTTCTGCCTTTGCATCGGCTTTGGTTTCTTTGGCGGGTTCCGCCGGGATAACTCCCGCCGCTTTCAATTCTGCCAAAATCTCGGCTTTCAACGCTGCCTTTTCCTCGGCACGGGCTTTGGCGTCCGCCTCGGCTTTCGCTTTGGCATCGGCTTTGGCTTTTTCCTCGGCGGCTTTGGCTTTTTCTGCCTTTGCCTTTTCGTCCGCCTCGGCTTTCGCTTTCATGTACTCGTTGGGGTCGTGCAATACGGTAATCGTGTAACCCTGCTTTTTCAGATTGTCGGCAATGCTATTTTCATAACCCTTTTTGCCGAACTTCTGAATACGGGGAATTGATAACCGTTTGCCCGTTTCGCTGTCGAATTTCTTAATTTCGATAACGCAATGATACAAATGTTTCTCATTGTCCGGGACAATGTAGTTTTCGGGCGTAACGTCGATAATCGCAACGTCTTTAGTTTTGCCCTCGCTTACTTTCACTCGCATAATCGTTAAATTTATTTGTTATAAAATTTATCTTAGAGTTGAACGGCATATTATACCCAAACTCCAATACGTTCAAATATTCACGCTCAAACCTACGCACAAAGTTAGCAAAATTCAACTTTATACGCATATCGTTTTCGCTGATAATGTTTTTACCGTACAAATCCAATACCTCGGAACGGGTTAAATGTCGGTACGGTTCCAATTCCGCCAACGTCAACATACGTTGCAATTGGGTTGGATTGTTCCGGTATTCCGTTTCAATGATTTGGTTTTGTAGGGCGTCTAATTCCGCCTCGCTTGCGCCGCTTTCCTTTGCTACCTTGTAACGTTCCCGTAACTCCGTTGCGTTGGATAAATAAAACTCCGTGCCGTAATTGACTTTTGCAGAAACGAACAAACCGCCATACCTCAAACGGCAAACGGTTTCATCGACGAATTGTTGCGCCGCCTCAAATCCTTTCTTTACTCGGTTTAATACCGTGCTTTGGCTCTCAAAATTCGCCTGTATTTGTTGCTCGTTCAATGCGTCCCGTGTGGTTATTTCCTCGTTGGTTCCAACAACCGACGTAATAATGTCATTCTTTAGGCGGTTTTCTTCCTCAACGTTATAATCCAAACTCCCACGGTCAACGGTTAGCATTTGCACCGGGTTACGCAAATCGGGTTGTTTATCCCCGTCCGGTATTGGTATTTCAACGAACGAACCGACGCCGTTAATACGACTATCCCCGCATTTGGGGCAACGCATCAAAAGCCCGGCGGCGTCCAATCTGTAAAACCCTTGTTTGTCTTTCAAAAACCCACCGTCGCAATAATCGCCATTTTCGCCGTTACTGAAATCGCAACTTTGTTCATACCCGGAATAAATCGGATATGCGCCGTATAAGTCTAAATGTCGCTTACTGATATGGTAAAACAAAAACCAATCCAACGCCTCCAATTGCTTTGTTAGCGGGGATTGTTTAACGTCGGGTTCTGATAGGCTCAACGGTTCGTTCCAAAAGAAACGGGCGGGACAATAACCGACGTCGTGCGGGTTATCAACCAACAATTCGCCGATATTATGGTTTTTGTCCTCTCTGAATACCCTATAACGTTCGTCGTCAATAACTGCGATACGTTCCCCATCCTGTCTGAAAATGATATAATCCATTACCCCCGTCGTTGGGTTAGCTCTGTAATCAATCACGGACGCAATAGGCAACCAATAGAAATACGGTTGCGGGTATTTGTCGCCGGGGTTTTGTTCGCTCGGCATATCGACAATTAGAACGCTGTTTATTTCTGTTTGGAAAAACTCCCAACCTTTCGTACTCCAAATTTCCGGTTCGTGTAATACGTCTTGGCGGTAATATTCCCAATCATCCCGTTGTTCCGGGTTTTGGAATTGATAATTGAACGCCGGGTTACGACCGTCAAAAATCCGGCTCAACTTATCAAAACAAACGCCCGTTACCTCGTTTGTTTTAACGGGGTAACGGAACAATGTTTTGAACATCTTAAATTTGTCATGCGGCAATAGGTTAGAAACAAATGCCATAAAATCCGTAATCGGTTGGCAAATGTCAAACGACGTTATACGGGTGCGGGCGTGAAAATTAATGCGCTGTTGGTGATAAATAGCCTTATTTATCGTTTTGCGCTTTTTCGGCTCCGTTATCCGTTTTTTTATTTCGTCTATACTCAATCCCATTGTCGTTGGTAAATTTAAAATCGCTGTCTTTAGGTAACTGCCAACCGCCGTTGTTTGGCATCCTCAACAACCTTTCGGCGTGCTTAATCTCCAATTCCTCGGTTAAACCATGCGGCGGACAAACTAATTTAACCTTTGTAACCTTTGCCGCCATATCGTCAATTGTTTGCGGGTTTCAAATCGGTTAGCGGGTTGAAATCCGGGGTTACAATTGCGAGGTCGTCCGAATAGTTCGGTAAAAACGCCCATTGTATTGCGTTGCTATCCGGGGCTTCCAATCCGCCATGCGTTTTGTCGCCAATGAACAAAGAACGAATTGGAATAGGATAATACGTTGTCGGGGTCGTTTCGTCTTGAATAGCTTCAATACTTCCGTTTTCATCAAACAGATAGACGCCCAAGTTGTCCGCCCAACTTTCGCATTGCAATTCTTTCATTGCCTTAATTACTGATTGGGGGATTTTACGCATTACGCCCGTGAACGGGTTCGGTTCACGCCCTATAATTTCCTCAACGCCTCCCAATGTTTCGTTACCGCCGCCAAAGGTTCGGGCGGCTCCGGCTTCGTTGGTCGGGGCTTGGATATACGGGGAAACAACAATTTTTGTGCTATCAGCCGCCGACAATAACGGCGCCCATGATGCAAGCAAAGTAATTGCCTTTTCCGTGGTAAAACTGTTTTTGCTTCCATCGTCTTTGGTTAGACGTTGAAACGCTACCTTTTGGATTTGCCCGAAACTTTCGGCGCATTTTACGGCGGGAATATCGGGCAATGAAGCCGCCGCCGGACACTTACAAGTAATCATACTCTTTAAATTTTAACGTTAAAAATTACATTTGTTACCTCGTTGGGCTGTCCCTTTGCCCTCTGTATTACTTCTATGTTACAAAGTTATAAACTTTTTCCGTTATAAACTTGCATATCTCAATTAAATTGTTAGTTACGACGTTTAACGCCCCGGTTTGCGTGTGCGTATGGTTGTATATTACCGTCGGCAATCTCTTTTTCGTAAATCCCGGTTAATCCATCCTCCGGGTCGTCGTGCGTGTTCGCATCGAAATTGCGCAAAAAGGTGGTAACATGGTCGTAAATCGCTTTGTACCGGGTTTCCCAACCGAACGGCATAATAATACTTTGATTTACCATTGCGGACGCCGTAATTATCCGGCTTTCCTTATTGCCGCCTTGATAAAACGGGTCTGTCATTGCCCGCATTTTCTTTTTAATAACCTTTTCGTAACCCGCACCGCCGTTGTTACTCTCAACCCATACTTTTTGCGTGCCGTTCCTGTTAATCATTGCCGGAACGGTTACGGTTGTAACGTCCGTATTTTCGTCCGTCATTCCCATATCCGTAATTAAAGCAAATAACAACGGTTCCATACGCTTTGTTTTCTCGTTGAAAATCATGTTGTCCGATTTATAAACGTCATACGTGGCGGCAAACAAAAGGTCGTCCCCCTCATCGGCAACATCTATGTATGCGCCGGAACGTATGTACGTGCCGTAATCGGATTTTTCAACCCATGTTTTGAACGGTTGATATAATCGACCCTCGGCGGAACCGGGGTTGCCTTGATAGAGGCATTGAAATTGTACCGGGTCTAATGCTTTTTGCGCTTCCAACTTTTGCTTACTGTGTCGGCTTTCCCATAATGCCGCCCCCGGTTCCCGTGGGTCTATCTCGGTCGGTTCCCCGGTTTTCAATCCCTCAAAATTTATGCGCACCCACGCCCCCGGCGTTACGTTCTCTAAATCCGCCCAACACTTAACATCAATAATCGTTTCGCCGCTCTTTTCAATGCGCCCTATCAAATCGTCGTCGTGCCAACGGGTAAATACAATCAATTCTTGACTATCGTTGTGTAAACGGGTGCGCACAACGGTCGTGTACCATTTCCACGCCGCCGCCCGTACTATCGGGCTGTTACCCTCGGCGTAATCCTTATACACGTCGTCCAATATCGAAACGTCCACGGTTTTAGACGTCAGCGAACCGCCACGACCGACGACACGCAACGACCCCTTATGCCCTACCATTTCGATAACATCGGAATTGCGCAAATAGGTATTAGCCATTGTTACGACGTTTGACCCATTTAAGTACGTGCCGGGGAATAATTCACGATACCGGGGCGTGTTGATTATTCGTTGAACGTCCCGGTTAAAATCCCGTGCGATTGTCGCCGCATACGAACCGATACATATTTTGCGGTCGGGGTCTAACCCCAACATAAATGCGGGTAATTTACGGCTCGACCCCTCCGATTTGCCATGTTGGGGCGGTTGTTGTACAATCATCTTTCGTATTTTGCCGTGTGCAAACATATCCAAAAGCGTATAATAAACCACGTGGAAAGGCTCTAATACTAAATCCGGTTGCATATACCGGGCAAAGTTGATAAGGCGTTTACGGGCGGCGGCTTTAACAAGCAAATCCGGTTGTTGCCGGATTGCGTCGTATATCTGCAATAATTGTTCGTTGTTCATTGCTTTGCTCCTTTCTCCCATTTAGAACACGCCCGGCGACCTCGGACAATGTAAAATTCGTAATGCGGGCAACGTAAACAAATCGGGTTCCCGTTTAAATCCCGGTGTCTATGGTCGTCCGTTATCCATTCGGAAAAACGGCACGTATCGCAAATCTCGGTTTGCCATTCCGGTCGCTTGGTTCCCGGACGGGGTGCGGTTATTCTCTTTGCCATTATTGCGCCCCTCCTTTCTCCAACAATGCCTTTTGATATTCGGCGGACTGCAATTTATCAGCCAAAGCAAACAACATATCGTCCGGGATTGCCTTAACATCGTACTTTGGTTTATCGTCGTCGGTCGTGGCGTTATATCCGGGTATCTCAATTTTAACGGGTGCATCAAACCCTAACATCTTTGCCCTGCGTTGCTGAATGTTCAAAAGCAAATCCAAAAACCGGGGGTTCCCGGCGGACGTTTCGGTTGCGGTTTCATTGTACCCGTAATATTCCGGGTCGCCGTCCTCGGCATCGGTTTTGATTGGTCGCCCTTTGTTGGTTTTCTCTTTGGTGCGCATCTTTCCGGTTTTCGACGCCTCCCACGCCTCCCATGCTTGTTGTTCCATCTTATCCAATTTGCGCAATTCTCGTGTAACGTATTCGTCGATATTATCCAACCGTTCCCGTTTCCACTCAATAAGGCATTGTTGCAAATCGTAATAAACCATTTGAAAGGTTATTGTATAACCCATTCCACGCGCGGACAAATCCCGGTTCAATGCGTCCGCAATTTCTCGGTACGAATACCCACGCAAAAACAAATCGGAACAAAACCGAATGTCGTAAATTCGTTGTTCCTCGGAACGTTTATTATAGCCTAATGGCTTCTTTCTCTTTTTCATAGTCAAACCTCCCTTGCCGTCAAATTGTACTCCCATACATAGCCGCCCGCCGTTTTATATACTCCTTTACAACATCGGGTAATCGTTATATTTTTTATTCCCGTTTTTCTTTCCGCTTCCCTTATGGATTTATACCGGGCAATTTCGTTTCCTGCTTTTGAACGTTGTATTACAGCTTTAGCAATTTTATTATGTTTGCCGTTATATGTATTATTATACTGATTATCGCACCACTCCAAATTATTGGCATTATTATTAAACTTGTTTTCGTCCTTATGATTTATTTGTTTCCGGTTATTTAGATTTTGAATAAATGCCATTGCAACCAATCTATGAACCAACAACGCATTTGGTTTACCGGACTTCGATAACCTTACTTGCAAATAACCCTTGCCGCTTATAGTTGGTTTTAGCAACTTGGTTTTTCCTGTCCTCCCATAATTGAGGCTTTTTACATTACCATAATTGGATATTTGGTAATTCTCAAAACCGGGTATATCTTTCCAAACTTCCATATATCTTTTTTTTTGCAAAGGTAACAAATGTTTTTCGATTGCAAGTTATTTGCGTGGAATTTCCATTTTAAAAGGCTTTTGTTATTAACTCAATACTTTTATTGTCTTAATGGTTATCGTTCAACCACGGGGTAAATTTACGGGTTTTCCGGGGCATTACCAAACGTTTGTTATCTCATGTATATAAACGGCAAAACCCCGGCTTTGTTTCCGGGGCTTTTATGCCTATTGTCCTATACCGTTTTCGTATCTCCCATTTGAGCAACGAAAATAATGTTGCGTTCCACGGGGGGTTGGTGTATTCCGTTCCCCCTTTCATTTTCTTTATTGCCAAAACATACCGGGGCGGGCTTTCCATTTACCGGAAATTCCGGGTTGAAATATCGACACGTTCCGCATATCTTTTCGGGGCGTCGATTATCCGGGGCGCATTCGGTCGGCATATTGGGAATTTCCGACGAACATTTATTTTTCATTGCGTCGCCCTCCTTTCCGTTTATTCTTTGCCCGGCATTTGTTCCGGGGGTTCTTTTTCAAATCGACCCGTTGGATTTGTATTTCGGAACTGGGGAACATATCAGCAAAGAACGCCGCCATTGCTTCCACTTCTTTTGGGATGTTGTGCGCCTCCGGTTTCTTGTACTCCCTTTTACGTTCCGGTTGGTTTTCCATTTGGACGGCGGGGCAAACGTCGATAAGCGGGCGACCCTTACAAGTGTTCACGGGCTTTGCTTTCTTTTCGCTTTCGCAAATCGCTTTATATTTCCGGTCGTAATCCGCCGTTCTAAATCCGTGGTAATCGTCCCGGTGTGCGCTTGCACGTGTAAACATTTCCATTGCTTCAACCGCAATGCGGGCTAAAATAAAATCCGGGGTATCATTAAACGCCTTTTCCATTGAATTACGGTTTACTACCTCGGCAATCTCGTTAATAAATTGTTCTCTGTTAATCATCGCTCTATTATTTTTTGGGTTTATATTCTTGGCAACGTAAACTCCCGCACCTTTGTTCAGATTTGAACGCCTCACAATAACCGTTCCCGTTTACGTCCTCATACATGAAATTGGAACAATCGCCGCAACCTTTGTTCGGTTCGTGCGGGTGTGTCCGTTTATAATTTGGGTCGGTTTGGCGTTCTTTTACTTTGTCGTATGCCATTTCCAACAAATCCCGTTGCGGTATGCCTAATATTGCAGCGGAATGAAATACAACGGCGTTAAGGTCTGCCAATTCATCAATTACGGCGTTCATGCGTCCGGGGTCGTCGAATGTCGGCATTGCGTGTTTTACCGCCTCTTTGTACTCGTTAAATTCTTCCTCCATTTTCCGGCAACGGGACGCAATATTTGTTCCGAACAACTCATTAAAC